AAAAGGTCAGCACAAAGCGCCCTGCGTTGTTTGCGCCGCTGAACTTGTTGCGCATCTGCCTCTCTATCTCTTGTTTTTCCTCGTCCGTCGGGATGCCATCAGCGAAGTTGATCATCTGCCCACCCCAAAACTGATTGCGGATGTTGCTGATGTGAAATTTAGCGATCTCAACGTCGCACTCGATGTAAGCCAGTGCGCCCTGGTAGTTCGGCAGTGGGTAGTGCTTGACGCCAGCCGCATAGTGGCGATAATAGAACAGCTGTTTGCCGACGCGGTTATTCGGGTCGAACTTGGGCATGCGCTCAACTTCCGCGCCCTTCGGGTACTGGCGGATCATACGCTCGTCGTACCAATCGGCAATCAGAAACATCGTATCATCCAGCGACACGCGCACCTTTTCAAACGGCACATGTTCAATGAAGGCGATGCCGCCACCCCTGTTCCACGTCACCGCAAGCGCGAAGCCGTTGAACAGTTCGAGATCCAAGACGAACTTTTGCGTCAAGTCGTTGAGGTCATCGTCTTCGTTGACGTCAGCCATGAACGCCTCCGCCTTTGCCTGTTGCGCGACGGTGGTCTTATCCGCATCCACTGCCCAGCCTTTGCCGGAGATGTAGTTGCACTTGCCGTTGACGATTGCGTTGTGCTTCGCGCTTTTCTTGTATATGTCGAGCAAATAATACGGGTAGTCGTTCATCTCCCCGAAGGTATACAGGTCGTTAGCCTTGCTTTGCAGCATCAAAGGGTAGCGATAGTCCGCCTGTGGGATGAAGCTAAAATTCAGTTTAGTCATAAGAAACGTAGTCGATCGTGTTTGTTGTACTCGTGAAACTGCCCTCCGTCGTTTCAATCATCGCCAATCCTGTTTCAAGGACACGCGGATTCGTCGTAGGTAGCAGGAAGCGACGCATAGCACGCGTATAGCGGTTGGAGGTGTTGCCTTTGCTGTGCGTGCCTGTAACTCCGTTATTGAAGTTAATAGTGTAGGCTTCATCAGCATCGTATTCAAATGATGTCCAATAGGTGTGATTTGCGAAATTGCCTAATCCTGCGTTATGCAGCTTAACTCGCATCTCGCTCAATTCGCCCACTGATGGCAGGAACCAATCGCTAAATCCGTTCAGCACCAAGTCATTGGCAAGCCGTGCAGCGATGCCAGCAGTTGCGCAACCTGCCACGATTGCTGCGGTATTGGCAATGCCTTGACCTATCTGCCCAGACAAGCCTCCAATGAACGTCCCCTTACACCCCCACGGCGCGTTGCTCGACTGATCCACTGCCGCTGTGATATAGGCATAGCCGCTATCGGTAAAAGTGTATAGTCCGCCCTGCACGAAGTCGCCGGCGGTGTACGTTGCCGGGTTCTCCGTGACCTCGTAGCGATACTGCCCCTTGGTCAACGCGCCCAAGGTAAACGCGAATTTATCGTAGCGGCTCTCGTAGCTGCTCAGGTTGTCAATCGCGTTGAGGTAGATGTCAGTGGCTTCCAGCGTCGCCAAGTTCGTCAGCCGCAACCGGTAGACCGTCGCACTGTTCGCCCGCTCCGTCCACGTCACCGCTATCGTGTTGCTTTGGCTCGCCTTGAGGTATAGCATGAAGTTCTTTAGTGTAAATATCCCTTGCGACGTTTTTGTACAAATTGAACCGCCGCCGCGTGATCTCATCGATGTCCAGCCGCTTCTGCATCTTCGCCGTCAGCCTATCCGCCATCTCGCGCACCATCGCTGGCTCGTTGATCATAGCCTTCATCGACTTATACCACTTCTTCGGCTGCTTTTCGTCAACAAGCACGCCATCCCAGCCATCTTGGATGCAATCGGCATACATGCAGACGTTGCTGGCGATGATTGCCTTGTTCATCCATGCGGCCTCCGTCACCTTCAACTCCGACTTCAACCTGTTAAACTTATTGTCGCGAAGTGGCGCAAGGGCAACGTCGACAAAGTTGTAGCCTCCAACGTAGCTGTAAATATCCGCCGCCTGTATGCGTCCGTAGTTGTTGTTTTTGCCCTTGTTGCTGAACACCTGCTCATATTGCTGATATATCGGGTTGCCCTCATTCCAGCCGGCTAAGTACAGCATGTATCGCCCTTCCAGCGTGTGATCGTCGCAGAGGCGCGACAGTGGCAGCTCCAGCAAGGCCACGTCCTCGGTGTGCTGCGCAGCGCCGAAGTAGCCGAAGCGTAGACGCTCGCTCTTGGTAGGTTGCGGCTTGAACTGGTCGTACAACAGATGCGGCACGTTTTCGCAGATGGTCACGTTGCGGTTGAGCTTCATGATCTCATCGCGCAGGTACGTCGTGGTCGTGATGACCGCATCCGCAAGTTTGACGTGTTCGGCGACAACGGCAGACATGTTCGTATCGTGGTAGTGCTTGTAGAAACTGTGCCCAGTCCCTAAATGCCAATAATCATCCATATCCAAAATAATCTTCGCGCCGTACTGGCGCAGGATGTCGGCGACAGGCTTGACTGCCTCAATCGGTCCTGCGATCCAAGTGCGATTATACAGGAACAGGTCAATCGTTCGCAGTTCTTCGTCGCTCATCGTGCGCACGTCAGCGATACTCACGAACTCGGCCTCGCTGCCGAACATCTCATGCACCCGGCTGCTTGGCATCTCCAAGCGGTAGTAGCTGCACCCGGTGGGATGCTGGTTGTAGACGATACATACACGCATAGAACAAAGTTAGCCCAAAAAAAAGAACCCTGCGCCACCATTCGCAGGGTTCTCCAACCAACCAAAATCTATGCTAATATACGTTACGATCCGCCAGTGATTTGCGTGCCGCTGGTCAAAGCTGAAATTATTGAAGACGACACCTCGCTGCATGGCAACTCCTCCATACCTGTGAACGTCATCTCATAGCCATTGCGGTCACCCATCGCCGTTCCTGTCTGCGCCGTGCCAGCCGTAACGTCCAATCCATTAGAGCGACCAAGAAGCCAGTATTTGCCGTTCCTGTCGGTTACAATAGCCATGAGCCTATTCAACCCCAGCAGTCGCAGTTCATTGCGGACGTCTTGCGTCATGCGGTTAATAGGGAAAACCAGTTCTTGCTGGTAGAATATTGTGCCATTTTCAGTCGAGGCGTTGACAGTTTCAGTGAACTGCCCCGCACCCTTCGGCACTTCGTACTTGTAGAATCCTGATGCAGGGAAAGTGCCAGTGACAACGCCCGATCCATTTACACCAATAGTGCCAGTGACGCTGTTGAAGGCGATGAGGCGAACTTCCGTGATGCCGCCCACATTGTCGCGGCATCCTAATTTATACCCAGTTGTTAGAGCGCAAGCCATATCTATATCGTTTAGTTATTGACAAAAAAAAATCAGCCTGCAGGTGTAGTCGCGTTGGACGCTTTGTACAACACCATCTGCTCCGGGAAGGCGAACTGCACGCCATACTTGAACGCCGCCTGGAAGCGCACTTGGTCATTGTCGTAGGATGCCCAGATGCGGAACTGGTCTTCGTCAGAAAGTAAGTCCGTTCCGTAGTACAAGTTCTCCAGAGATGTAGCTACGATCCTGCGCGTGTTGTTCATACCGTTGACTGCAACGATCTTGAGGTTCGTGCCGGGGTAGAACATCTCACCACCACCAAGCTGTCCGAGGTCGCCTTGGAATAGGTTTTCGCTGACCAGCTTATTAGCTAACAAGCGATACACGTCCCATCCGCAAAAGGCAACAAGGTCAGGCCTGCTCACGATCGCGACGGGGATGTTTTGATATACGTTCTCAAAGGCAGAAACAACTGTCGCGTCGCTGAAGGCAGCACCTGCCAATGATGACACGATAGACGCCGATGCCGTCGTCTTCTCCATCAGGTGCAAAAGTCCTACAGTCTTGTTCAACGTAGCGTCACCGCTTATTGTAGCCGACCCTCCAGTCCATCCAGACGCGCCTGTCGCCGATGTCGACTGCCAAATAGCAGTTTCGATGTTGGCGGCGATCTTCTTCGCCTTCTGCGTTGCGAAAGCCTGCTCAAAGGGCACACCTTCGTAGTTACTGCCCTGTGAAAGCTGGGTGGCAAGCCACTTTGTTTCCAACTCACGAGGACACAACTCCTCTTGCACCTTCACACGCGCAACGCTGATGACGCGCTGGCTGAACGTGGTTGTGCCGTTGGCGTTCCATGCGCACGCGGTAGCGGATTGAAACACGGCGTCGGTGTCCATAAGGTTCAACGCCTCTTGATTTTTCACGCCCACGCGCTTCTGCATGAGCGACTGCGTTTTCGCATCGAAAACGGCAGTAGTCAACAACGGGAGCTTATTCTGCTCAACGTAGTCGGTTAGTCCTCCAATTGAAAATGACATAGTTTATTTTTTAAGGGTTTTTAGGGTTTCATTCAATTCTGCAAGTCTGCTGGCGCGGCTCATCTTCACCGACTCCACAACAGCGTCACTTGCTCTTTTCTTGGGTGCAGCCGTCGGCATCTGCGCCAACGCTGACAACGCCGTGTCAATCGTGCTGAACCTTGCGGCGTTAGCTTCAACCTCGCCGCCCATCTTCGCCATCAGTTCCTCGACCTTTGCAGCCAAGGCAGCGATAGCGGCCTCCATAGCTTGCATCCGTTCTTCATGTGGATCAGCAGGCATATCTTCGCCTTCGGGTGTTACTTCAATCTCTACCTCTTGCGCCTCAACAGCTTCGGGTGCAGCTGGTGCCGGTGCATCGTCGCCGATCTCAACGATCTTGCCGCCCTCGGTAGTCACAACGCCGACTTCAGGGATGCTATGCGCGCCATCAGGTGCAGGCAGCAGTCCTTCTTCGGTCACGACGTAGACCAACGTGCCAACAGCTAACTCGCCGTCAACGCGGATCATCGTGCCATCTTCAAGCTTGTAGTCGCTGAACGCCAACGGCGCAGCGGCTGGTGCTGGCGCAGCACTGAAGCTGCGCAACACGCGGGTTAATTCTGAAATTCTATCGGATAGGTTCATAGTGTTAAATATCATTGGTTTTGATAGTATGCAAAAAACTCTCAAAGGCTTGAGCAAACTCCGCCATCGCCACCTCTATCTCCGTGTCCGTCGGCTGCATGCCGAAGTAGCCTTCAATTGAAAAGCCGGTGAACTGGTCGCGATCTTCCCACACTTTGTCGTTCTCAACCTTGAACGACCCGAACCAGCTGCCATCCTTCGCATCCTCGTAGCCCTTGGGTGGGTTGATGCCGCGCTCCCTGTCAATCAAGTAACTCTCGAACATATACACGCCATCAATGGCGGTACTATGTTCGGCGTTGACGTTGTGCTGGTTGCCCTGCTTAAAATACTTCTGCACCATCTTGCGGATCGTTTCCTTCTGGAAGATCACGAAATACTCACCCCTTGTTTTGTCGCGGCGGATGATTGGCGTATCTGCCAGCATCAGTGGTCCTGTCAAGACGCGTTTCTCGCCGGTTTCGGTGAACCGCATCTTTTCCTTGCTGAAAGCCTGAAATGGCCGCTCAATGGCAGGCGATTCAACGAGCGCGACGTAGCTGACGCCTTCGTCAACTTCGTCAATGGTCATCAGGTAAACTGGTAGTTCCATAGCGTTAAATATCATCAATTCGCCAACTGTGCAAATTCGCTGATTCTACGCAAGCGCCCTGATACTGTGCGCACGTCGGATTCGACGACATACGCGCGCATGCCTTGACCTTGCCCTGCACCTGCACCTTCATTCGGGTTGGTTAGCTGGCTATTCGGGTTCATCACTCCGCCTCCCGATGCAAAGCCTCCTGTCGTTGGTGGAGCTAATGATCCGCCTCCGCCCCCTGTGCCAGCTGTGCCGCCCCCGCCGCCTCCGCCTCCGCCAGTGATGCTGCTGACCTGCCCGATGCTCGTTGCCGCAATAGCCGCGATGCGTAGGCCAGCATTAATCTTCGCCATGGTACTAAGGCTTAGCGCCTGCGTCACGCCAGCAGCACCAGCTGTCAAAGCGTTGGCAGGGTTCAGCGCTGCGTTGGCGTTGATGCCTGCCAGTTCCTTCTGCAAGTTTATAACGACTTGAGCTATTGCCATGCCTTTCTCCAACGCCAGCGCCGCCAACATCAAGGCTTTGCTCTTACCCCCAAGTGATCGCATGATCTCAACAATACTACTCGATGCGGTGTTGTAGAACTGTACACGCGCCTCATTGTACGCCTTATCGCGCTGCAAGTCCTCTTGCCGTAGCTTTTCGCGCTCGGCGTATAGCTCATCTTCGATTTGTATCTGATGGTCCAGTTGCGCCCTTTGCGCATCTAACTCCGCCTGATCCGCTGCGTCCTGCTGTTCTTTGATCTTAGCCGTGCGTTCAGCGCGCAGTTGCGCCAGCAATAGGTTGGTCGCCTCCTCGTTGCCCTGAACCTTGGCGAGGCGCTCCTCATAGCTGGCGTCAATCTGCTCCAACTCGCGCTCGTTGGCAGATAGGCTATTCTCCAGCAACACCTGCCTGCTGTCGGCAATGATGCCATCAATTTCCTTCTGCTTGGCGGCGGCAGCTTCACGCTCCTGCTTCTGCTTTGCGGCGGCGGCTTCACGCTGCTGCTCTTGCTTCCGCCTGCGCTCTTGGGCGGCCTTCTCGCGCTCTTGCTGCCTCTTATCCGCCTCTTTTGCGGCAGCGTCCTGCTTTTCTAACTCCGCCTTTTTCAGATAACTTTCATACTGCGCTCGCAAGACATTATGCTGATGCCGCGCCTCCGCCATCTCTTCCTCGTTCTTCGCATTTTGCAGTCGCTTCCTGCTGATGTCGAACTCCATCGCGAAGACCTCGGCCTCGGTAGCGCCGCGCTCCTTGGCGATTTCAGCGGCACGCTCCATTGATTGGATCTGCTCGTCAATGTTCTCCTTGACTTTGATGCCCAGAAATCCCTTGACCGCTGCCGTCAGTTTGTCGAAGTTGGCGATCAGCAAGCCAATGGCTACCACCGCCGCGCCGATGCCTGTCGCTACAAGCGCCAAGCGGAACGCCTTCATTGCCCCTGTGCTGGTGCCCACTGCCAGCGCATAGGCACGCTGTGCCGCCGCGTTCAGGTTGACCATAAGCGCGGAGTCCTTGTTGAGCGCGTTAGCAACAGCCGTAGCACCATTGACCAATGCCAGCGCCGCCTGCACCTTCATCATCGCCTTCTGAACATCCTCGCTCTCCTCGCCGAACAACGCCGCTGCACCCTGCGCAACAGCGAAGCCGCCTGCGATGCCTTGTATCGCAGAGGTGAACGTGTCAAGCGCCCTCGTATCCGATGCCAACGCCTTGACCTGTGCGCTTGTGTCGCCGATGGCGTCCTTTAACGATCCTGCCTCGGCAGCCATACGCCGGAACTGGTCGGTGTTCTTCTGACCTGCCGCTTCGAGGTCAAGCATCTGCTTCTGCAGGTCGCGGAGGCGCGCCTTCGCTGACTGCGTCGCTTTCTGGGTGTCATCTTCGGCCTTAATATTGACGTTGACATCTTTATCTAATTCTGCCAACGACGCTTTCGCCGATTGCGTTGCTTTTTGAGTGTCATCTTCGGCTTTAATATTGACGTTGACATCTTTATCTAATTCTGCTAACGACGCCTTTGCTGATTGCGTTGCTTTTTGAGTGTCATCTTCAGCTTTAACTTTTACAGTGATCTCTTTGTCTAATTCTGATATTGCACCTTGCGCATCAGCGACGCCGCCAGCAACCTCTTGAAGTGATGACGTAAACGTGTCCAACGCCTGCGTGCCAGACGCCAGCGCCTTCACCTGCGCGCTCGTGTCGCCAATAGCGCTTCTTAAAGATTCTGCCTCGTTAGACATACGCCGAAACTGATCCGTATTCTTCTGCCCAGCCGCTTCCAGATCAAGCA